GGGGAACTTAATCCATATAGCTTCTTTGGTGTAGGTATAGCAGAGAACATGGATGATACACAAACATTGATGAATGGTTTTATGCGTATGGCTGTAGACAATGCTGTAATGTCAGGTAATCTGTTAATAGAAATAGATGAAACCAACTTAGTCCCCGGACAAGACCTTAGTGTATATCCCGGAAAAATATTTAGAAGACAAGGGGGCGCACCCGGACAAGCTATCTTTGGTACAAAGTTTCCAAACGTAGCAGCAGAGAATATGCAACTATTTGACAAAGCACGAGTGCTTGCAGATGAAAGCACAGGACTACCGAGCTTTGCTCATGGACAGACAGGTGTATCAGGTGTAGGACGAACTGCATCAGGTATATCTATGTTGATGAATGCAGCGAGTGGTGGCATAAAGAATGTTATAAAAAATGTAGATGATTATCTACTTAGACCACTAGGCGAAGGACTCTTTAGATTTAATATGCAGTTTAACTTTGATAAGAATGCAAAAGGAGATCTAGAAGTAAAAGCTCGTGGTACAGAAAGCTTGATGGCAAATGAAGTACGTAGTCAACGACTCATGCAGTTCATGCAGGTAGCATCTAGTCCTGCGCTTGCACCGTTTGCTAAATTTCAATACGTGATAAGAGAAATAGCTAAGTCACTCGACTTAGATCCCGACAAAGTAACTAACAATATGGACGAAGCTGCACTACAGGCAGAGATCATGAAAAAATTTCAGCAACCCCCTGAAGCACCCACACCTCCTGCAGGAGCAGACGTACAAGATCCAACAGGGGCAGGTGGTGCAACGATAGGCACAGGACAAGTGCCTTTACCACAAGAACAAGGATTTACAGGAAATGCAGAACAACCAAGTCAACAACCTACAGGACAAGCTACTCAGCAAGCTCAAGCCCCTAGTCAACAACAAGGACCAATGGGACAGCTTCAGTGATTATATAAATTATCTTATAGCACAAAATCACGCTATTATGGAGCAAACAGATAATCTAATAATGCTTCACAGATCACAAGGTGCTATTACTATGTTAAGACGATTGCGACAACTAAGGGATGCAGTAAACGCTAACGGAAAGGGCTAAACTATGGAACATATGGCAAAACAAATGGAACTCTTCAGTGAAGGTGGATTACGTGATGAAGGTGGAGAAGTAGAATCTAAGTCAGGTAATCAAGTACCATCAGGTTCACTAAAAGAAGAAGTAGCTGATGATATACCTGTCATGATTAGCGAAGGTGAGTTTGTTTTTCCTGCTGATGTTGTGCGATATATTGGACTTAATACACTAATGAAGATGCGTCAAGATGCCAAGCAAGGCTTGAAGATGATGGAAAAGATGGGGCAGATGGGCAATCCTGAAGAAGCAGAACTACCTGACGATATACCTTTTGGTATGGCAGACTTAATTGTTGTATCAGGTGAGATGGAAAAAGAAGACAAAGAGAAGAAAGCTGAAGGTGGTGTGGTAGGACTACAACAAGGAGGATTTGGTGATCTTCCAGAAGATTCCCCATTGCGTGACCCTAGGTTTGTTGATACTTTTCCTACAGATCGATTTAGAGATGATGATCGTCTTGCAGGTCCGATAGGAGATCCAAACTTTCCTGATGGAGACTTTGTTGATCCTAGATTGAGAGAACCTAGAGCATTACCAATAGAGGATGAGCCTAGAGGTGGGGGTGGTCTGTTTGACGATCCACGTTTTAGAGATCAAAAGCGTAGAGAAGTTCCTACCTATACAGAAGAAGATGAAAAGGCTTTGACTGAATCTCTACTAGGAACAGCTTACGGTGACGTAGTGATGAAGAGGTACGTTGGTCCTGATGGCGAGATAATGTACGTTCCGTTTATAAATGGAGAACCTCAGTTAGCCATACCCGAAGGATTCAAGGAAGACTCAGAAGCCACTTCAGCACCTACTACAAGTGTGTCACCAAGTCGAGATGACAGGCAAGAAGATGAAGCAGAGAGAGCAAGAGGAGATAATATTTTAGCTCCTCCACAACCAATGACAGTAGAAAAGCCTGTTCTGCTTACAAGACCTGACGGAACAAAGATCACAAACATTAATCAGATGACTACAGATGAGCTAGTTAATTACTACGAATCTTTTAACTCAAATATAAATAGATATGCATCTGCTCTTGGAGCATTATTCTTTGGTCCTGTTGGAGGTTTGATAATAGGATCAGCACAAACTATAAATAATAAATACGGAGTTAATGGATTAAGTTCCGTAGAAAAACTTTTATCACAGAAAAAAGATTTGACAGCTGCTCAAAGAGCTAAACTATCTAAAATAGCAGGAGAGTTAAAACAAAAAGGAGCAGGGGGATTATCTATAGTTAGGACTGTGACAAATGCTTTAGGACTAACTGAGAAAGAAGGAAAAGGAAAGACTGAGTTTCAAAAGGCTATAGAAAAAGGAAACATTTCAGGTGCAATAGATGGAATAAAAAGTCCACTTACTCTTAATCAATTAAAAGGAGATGGAAAACAACAAGTACAGGATTTAGCAAATCAAACTTTAAATATGCCATCAACTCTTGGTGTTACATCACAACAAGCCAAACAATTTGAAGAACAGAAGAGAACAGATGCGTATAGATTTGGCAGAGGAAGAGCAGAACCTGTAGAGAGAGTGGGAGGAGCTACTCCTGTAAGTTCAGCTCTAGATGAAGTTAAATCTAGAAGAGCAATGACAGATGCAGGTATCGATGCAGGACCAGAACTTTCTTTACAAGAGATGAGAGCAATGGGTATGATAGAAACAGTAGGACAAAGAGCAGACAGAATAGAACAAGAAAGATTAGAGCAAGAAAGAATAGAGAGAGAAAGATTTGAAAGAGAACAAGAAAGATTAGAGAGAGAAAGAAAAAGAAAAGAGGAGCAAGCTGCACAACAAGCTGCAGCTGAGAAAGCAAGACGAGATAGAGAAGAGCAAGAAAAACAAATTTATCAGTCTGGACCTACAACAGGCAGTGATAATGATGAAGATAGTGGTGGAGATCAAGACTCTTCTGATGATTTTTTTAGCTATCAGCCCAACCCTCAATCTACATACACAACAACTTACAATCCCCCTGCTCCAACAGGACGATCTCCGGGAGCAATGGGAGGAAGCTCTGGATCATCATCATTTGGAGGAGGTTACTCAGCCCCACCTACTTATGATTATGGTGGAATAGGACCATTTTATGTAGGTGGTGTACCTACTAAACCTATGAAGCCCCAGAGACTAAAGAAGGGTGGTTTAGCTAAACTCAAAGTTAAACCCAAACGAATGAAGAAGGGTGGACTAGCTTCACGAAAAAAATAGTTCACAATATGTTGGCTACCTAACTCCCCATCTAACATGGCATACAGTTAGCCCTAACGAAAGGTAAGTAAATGGCAGAAGCACAAGCAAATGTAATGGTAAAAGATGCAACACCTAAAAAGGTAATGGCATTAGCATCTCGTAAATATTCAAGAGATGACAAGATGAAAAAGGACGAAGAGGAATTAGAACAACTTATTGCAGAAAATAAAGGTGAGGTGAAAGAAGAGGTTCAGGAAGAGCCAGAGCCAACTTCTGCAGAAGAGAAAACTTTTAAAAAACGCTACGGTGATCTTAGGAGACATGCTCAACAAAAAGAAGCTGATCTGCAAGAGCAAATAAATCAGCTAAGAGATCAGCTTGATAGTGCAACTAAAAAACAAATACAACTACCAAAGTCAGACGAAGACATTGAAGCATGGGCGAAGCAATATCCTGATGTAGCAGGTATAGTAGAAACTATCGCTATTAAAAAATCTAAAGAGCAATCAAAAGAGCTTGAAGATAGGATTAAAAAAATAAATGAAATGCAGGAATCAGCTACAAAAGAGAAAGCTGAAGTAGAATTATTAAAACTACATCCTGATTTTGTGGACATTCGTGAGGATGATGACTTTCATAACTGGGCTGAAGAGCAACCACAGTGGGTGCAAAAAGCTTTATATGAAAATGATGACGATGCAATGTCTGCAGCCAGAGCTATTGATCTTTACAAAGCTGATAGAAATATTGGTAAGAAAAAGACTAACTCAAAGGACGCAGCATTAGCCACAAATCCTAAGTCAACACGTACAAAACCTCAAACTAACGAAGAGTCTACATATCTAAGAGAATCTCAAGTACAAAAAATGTCATCGCAGGAGTATGAGAGAAGAGCAGATGAAGTTATGGAAGCTATCCGAACAGGTAAGTTTGTATACGATGTATCAGGCTCTGCTAGATAAAAAAGTTGACATTTAAAAATTTATACATATAACTATGTATAATACTTAGAATACACATACATAGCCCCTTTATGGATACCTATATGTGTATTACATCACAAACGACAATATGGTGAGACTTACCTAGTTTAACAAGCCCAGAATGTACATCTGCACCTTGATCTAAATTAGCCCCTAATCAGAATTGTAATTTGTATCTGTGACCTTGAAAAGTAAGGAGGATTGACTATGGCTTTTCAAACCGCTGCAGGACATACAAGTTTACCTAATGGTAATTTTAGTCCTGTCATATATTCCAAACAGGTACAGCTTGCTTTCCGTAAGTCATCTGTTGTGGAAGGTATCACAAACTCTGACTATTTTGGTGAGATTGCTCAGATGGGTGATACTGTTAAAATCATCAAAGAGCCAGAGATTACTGTAAAAGAGTATGCTCGTGGCACACAAATCACACCTCAGGACTTGGACGATGAGGATTTCTCTTTAGTTGTTGACAAAGCAAACTACTTTGCATTTAAAGTTGATGACATTGAGGAAGCTCACTCACACGTTAACTTCCAATCTTTAGCTACCGACAGAGCAGCTTACAGACTTTCAGATCAATACGATCAGGAAGTTCTAGGCTATCTATCAGGTTTCAAGCAAGCATCTATCAATGCTGTAGCAGGAACAGCCAACACTACCGTGTCTGGTACAAAAGCTGTTTCAACTGCAGGATCAAACGAACTGCTTGACTCCATGTTAGTTGATGCTGCTGACTTCAACGGTGGTTCAGCAAACAACTCTATTGTTGTTCAGCCAAGAGGTATGGGTGACGGTGTTAATACAACAACTGCTCATGCTACACCTTTAGCTGTCATCAACAGAATGTCAAGAAAGCTTGACCAACAGTTTGTTGACAAAGAGGGAAGATGGCTTGTAATCGACCCAGTTTTTGCTGAATTGCTAAAAGACGAAGACTCCAGAATTATGAATGGTGACTTTGTTTCTTCAAAGGACGAACTCAAAAATGGAATGATCTTTGGCAACTTGCATGGCTTTAAAGTGTACATGTCTAACAACCTACCTGCGAAGGGTAATGGTCCTACAGGAGCAACTGCTACTGGATCATCACACTACGGAGTGCTTGTTGCAGGACATAGTTCAGCAGTAGCCACTGCAGAGCAAATCAACAAAACAGAGACATATCGTGACCCTGACAGCTTTGCTGACATCGTTAGAGGTATGCATCTCTATGGACGTAAAATATTACGACCTGAAGCACTTACTCGTGCTTTTTATGTATCTAAATTCTAAGGAGTATTGAACTATGGCTACTTTTGACATGACCTCAAAAGCTACTGCAGGAGTTAGTTCAGACTCTATAGTAGCTCTACAAGCTAACCGAAATGGAACTGCTATGAGAATGGTTGAAGCTATCTTGGATATTTCTAAGATAGAAAACTATTCTTGTACTGATGGGGATATCTTTCAACTACTTGAAATTCCTTCAGGCACATTAGTTCTATTTGCAGGGGCAGAAGTGCTTACTGCTTTTGATGGTACATCACCAACTGTGGATATTGACTTTGCTGCAGGTGATGACATCATTGACGGTGGTGATGTATCTTCAACAGGCTTTCTTGCAGAAGGTACAAATGGACAAGCTAACGATGTTACTACAGGTGCTGCATCACTATTCACACAGTTTCAGTCTTCAACTGACACTATCGATGTGAAACTAATTGCAGGA